GAATTGTCTAATTTGTAATAAGCTACATTGGTTGTAGGGAAATCTACTGTATCAGTAGTACAATCATATACACAAGCGGTTTCTGTGTAAAGAGTAGATACTTCATCAGAAGATAACGCTTTAGAGAATATTCTTACTTGGTCTATTGAGCCATCAAAATAACCGAATACTGTTCCTGATATATTGTAACCTCCTATCGTGTTATGTTGAGTTGTATTGGAAATTGTGCCTATTGAAGTTGTTCCTTGCGAAACCCCATCTAAATAAGCGGTCAATAAACCACCGCTTTCAGCAGTAAGACAAACGTGATGCCACTGACCATTAGTTATTGATGTTTCATCCACTAAAACAGTCTTGTTAGCACCATCATAAATTTTAAATTCAAGTTTTCTTGGACTATATCCAGCGTTAAAACCAATTTCTGCAAGACACCCATCCCTCAAACTTATTATAAATCTATCACCACTTGTACCATCAAAATTAAACCAAGCAGATATAGAAACACTTGAAGATGTTCCACTAATTCCACTAATATTGTCTATATCAATATAACTACTACTTCCATTAAACCTTGCACCATAGTTTATTCGCCCGTCTACTCCGAACTCAACGTCAGTAGGTGTGCCATCGTACAGCCCACCAGCATCAATTGCATCATAATCCAAAGAATACAAAGCAACACCACTTGAATCGCCAAAGATGTCAGTTGTTTCGGTTAGACAGACTTCTGCTGCTGCACCTGTACTTATTAATCTTTTTCCTAAAATCATATTGCTTCGGGTTCAGATGGAAAAAATACTACTTTATATTGTAATACGGTTTTGTAAGACTTCTTAGCATTTACCTCAGCCTCTAACCTATCGGCTTCTGCCAAGATATCTGCTCTCTCTGTAGCTACTTCTGTATCAATATCTATGTTTCTTTCTATCTGTCTAATAACTTGCCAATCGGTTGGTTTTAGTAAATCTCCTGCTTTTGATTTAATCTCTGCAATCTTACTTGCTTTGATGTCGGCTATTTTGTATCGTTTCTCGGTTTCGCCTGTTGGGTCGCCATTTTCGTCTAAAATGTCCATATCTTGACTAAAGTCTATGTCCGATACATCGTAAGTAACTATTTCGTTTACCTCGTCAAAATATAATCCACCCTTTGTTTGAATTTGTGGGTCGTATGCTGGTTTAACGACATCATAAATACCCAATTCCTTTAACCTTTCATCGGATAGGTTTTTTGAACCTCCCAAAATAAGCGTATTGCCTACTTTCAATTTGTTAGGCAAACTTTTATAAAGTTTTATATTACCGTCTTGTACTAATGCTTTCATAATTATACGCTTTGTGAAATTGATAAAAAGAATGTATTTGCAGCGGTGCAAACTACTTGTATAAAATTAACCGCTCCTGCCGTTGCATCATAACTTCCTGCTACAGTAGTAATAGTATTTGTAGCGGTGTCAAATGTCAAAGATGACGTTCCTCCTGAATCCGTTACAATAATGTCTTTTACATCTCCTATTGATGCGTTTGTAAAGTTTAAATCTACTGCAATACTCGATGTCATTGTAAAAACAGCAGCGGTGTCAAAATCTACATCTACATCGGCTGCTGCGGTTAATGAAGTTGAACCTCTTAGGCTATCCCCTGTTCCACTTTGACCATATATATCTGCGGTCATATCGTTTACTTTTACAAAGGCATTTCTTAGTGGTTCTCCATCTCCTGCGTTTGCAGTTCCCACGTTTATTGTTGCTCTTGCCATATCTTAATTAAATAATGTTATTAATGTTAAATCTGCTGTTATATCTGTTCTATCTACGCTATAAAGTAGAGTGTCGTCTATTGTTAATGCTAATGTTTCTGTTTGACCTCCTGTAATACTATCTAAAAAACATTCAGGAGCAGAAAAATCAGGAATCGCTTCGGCGACCGTAAAGTCCTCCAATCCAAATTCTGTATAACAATATATCTCTCCCCAGTTTATTGTGTTAGCCATATTATATCAATACTTTTTTTTGGTTTTTGTTATATATGTCTTTTGTAGATACTCCTTTAACCTCTCTACATTTATTTGTTTATGTTTACAATCGTTTCTTACAAAACCCATCCTTCAAAATTTGCGTTTTTATCGGGATATACGTCATCGTTAGAGTTTGTGTAATATTCAGGGAATTTACTACTCGCATTAAATGACATATAATCTATAAATCTGTCAGTATAATACTGCGCTATGTTTCTTTCTTTTTCTATTAAGAAATCTACTTCGTCTTTTTCTACATTTGATGCATTTTCACTACTGTGCTTAAATACACCCTTATTTGCTATTGTATAAGCAGCGAAGGGTAAATACTCAACCATTGCCCAATGTATTAGCATAGGCTTTACAAAGTCCGTTACAAGTGTCAAATAATCCCCTGTAAGTGTACTTGCCTCTATGTCGTCTTGTATCTTGTTAAACAAATCTGTACCTAAATAGTTTCTAATGTGTATGTCTTGTGCAATTTTAATGTATTGCAAAAACTTATCACTATCAACGTTTCCATTTACAGAAGTAAATTTGACTAAATCCTTTCGTGTTATAAATAATCCTTCTGCCATTATCCTTTATAATTTGGGTGATGTCCTTTATCTGCTCTTGTTATGTTTGCTTCGGCTACCTCTGATGGATTTTTCGGTAATTTAAACCCTTGTTTTACAGCTTGATTGACATTAACGAACTTTGTGTTATCTAATGCTCCTCCTGCATATGGTTCACCATTGTCTTTAATTCGTTTTTTATAAATACGCCTTTCCCATCTATGGTAACAATTAACACCACCCTGCCATTTAAACAAACTATAATTTTGTCCATTATGGCCGTGTTGTTTGTTTACTCCCCTAAATGACATTTGCGCAATATCTTCTTTTCTATAAAGCTTACCAGCAGACATCATTCTACTACAAAAAGGTCTTGATTCTCCTTTAGGTTGTTTGCTTGTTCCTTTGACGTATTTATACCTTACTTTAAAAAGTTTATTGTCTTGTGCCGATTCTTGATTTGCAGATAATTGCAATCCGTTTAAATATTCTTCTACGTTAAATTCTTCGGGTTCATCTTCTGTATCTTCAACGTCAAGTAATTCGTAGTTTTCAAAATCTTCATCTTCACCTAATTCTTCTAATAAAGACCAAAGTTCATCACCATCCTCATCAGACAAAAAAGGTTTACCATCTTCACTCAATTTAACGCCTGTTTCTTCCTCTCTCGCTTCGTTTGTGATGGCATTGTCCGTTTCTATAAATTCAAGCGGTTGTAGGGTCTTAAAATAAAGTTTTAAGGATATGCCATTAACAGCTAAAATATCGTCTATGCTTTCAATTATTAAATCCTGATAAGGTCTAATAGTTGTATTGTTGAAAAGTAAAGATGCAGTTTTAATTTCGTCAGCATTGTTTCCAAGTCCGTTGTTTCCATCCCTAATACCTAAAAGCAAAGGTGAGGTAATTCTGTGGGCTACCATTAATTTGCTTACACATTCGTTAGATAGGTATTCATAATGCTGTGGTGCATCGTTTAATGGTATATCATCTACGGTTGTTTTGCTTTCTGCATTGTTGTTAAAGGCAATAATTACCTTTTCGCCTCTTGCTCCTGTAAGCTTACGCATTACATCAGACTTAATCTGTAACTGCTTATCCCTAT